GTTTGTGCAAGTACTTGTTGTCCTGCTTTGATTTGAGAATCAAATGCACCTAATAACGCCTGGACGCCTTGTCCAGTAATGATGCTGGCATCAATATTGCCTGTGCGACCTTCTGGATATCTAGCACCCAGACGCATTTCCTGTTGCAACACTGCTTGTTCAGTAAATGCTGCATTCGGTAACTCTAAACCGACTCTTCGGATTTGTTGAGGGTTTTGACTTCTCAACACTGCATCTGGACCGAATGCTAATTCTTGAACATCGTTAGGCAATGCCAACGGAGCCTGAACAGATTTCTCTGCTGCTTCTAAAGCAAGAAGGGAGAAACGTGCACGTGCGAGTTGTACCCAAACAACATCATCAAACTGTCCACGTGGTTCTTCATCAATACTTGGACGTCTTGCTACACGTACTAACATTTCACCTAAAGGATTAGGTGTGCGTTTTAAAACTAAATTCTGTCTTTGTGGAACATATAAAACAACTTGGTCATCATCTTCATAGCGAATCATTTCTAACAATGCATACATGTCAGTGTTTTCGCGACCTTGTGGACCAACAAGTTGTGATTCGTATTCTGGGAACTCTGCAACTAACTCTGCAATAGTTTTAACATATCTACGTGAATAAGAAGTTATACGACCAAAACGGTCAAACTCTGGATATGCACCTAGAGGATTGTCGACACGGATGCGGGGCTGATTATCTTTAACATCTAATTCTATTACGATTGGCAAAAAGCCATATGTAAGAAACCAATCAGCCCCTGTATACATCTGTGTCTGCAAGCGTGAGGACTGAACATAAAAGTTCGCAATCATGCTGCGTTTCTCTGCCTGTGCTTTAGCACGGTCAGAAGTTGTGTTAACAGTATTACAATTAAAAGAAGGAAGAGGTGCAAGCACTTCTGCTAAATCGCGTGCAGCAACATCAATGAAGTTAGCAATCATTGGTGAAGGCATACCTTCAGGGAAAAAGTCAGGGTAAACATTTGAGATTTCACCACGACGCACTGACAAAACATTTGCCATACGTGTATCACGGTCTTGGTTGCGACGCTTTAACGCCTCAACCTTATCTGCTATTTGTTGCACATCAAGTGCCATTCAAACTCCTATAAGTATGCTTCAGAATATTGTGCTGCAGCAAGGTCATCTAGATTAATTGTTCCTCTATTACGTATACCAGCCTTAGTTGCATACCTGTTATACGAATGTGATTGAGCAAACCCAGATTGTTGGATTAACTCTTTAACTCTAATTTCACAAAACCATAAAGCCATCACACAGTCAGTTGCTTGTGATTTCTTTACACCTGGAGACCAGGTAAGTAATTGATTTACTAAAGCCTTAACATGCTCATTTCCTTCTGCTGAAGGAAGTTCAATCATATTGTCATCTTGGTGTTTACCATCACGTTCACTACCAAACAAGGCAGCCATAGATGCTACACCAAAGTCAACATCCCATTTGTTTTTACCAGTGAAATGAGAACGAAACTGAATCCCTCTATTTGTTAACCACTGGTTTAATTCTTCATCTAACGCATACGCTTTCTGGTGTGCGTTAATCTCAACACGCATTTCCTGCGGGTGATACTTGTTAACCCAATCTTCCATCAAAGCACGAACCTTTTGAGGGTTAGGGTCAACCATGTTATAAACATCCAACACATAACGCATATGTGTTCTACGGTCATAAGCCAACATAACTGCGGCAGTCTTACCAGTCATAGCAGGGTCAATACCCATGATGGTGTAGAAGTCCCCATCTTTAGGGTGCCCAGGAAGTTTATTATTAATAATACCTGTGCGTCTCATACCATTAGTAGAAGCCTGCACACAAGAAGGTTTGAAGATAGAATCTTCTTGAATATCTTGTTGCTGATAAACCAATGCCCAAGTACTAGGAGTAACTTCACCACGCCTACGGTACAGGGCTGGACCGTCCCACTTAGAATACAAACCATTCTCATCAGGTTCTTTCTTAGTACCTGACTTCTGGTCAGTTTTAGCCCACAAAGTAACCCAATCCTTTGGGTCCTCCGAGGTTTCTAAAACTGCTGGCATAGAAAAATAAGTGAAAGGAGATTTACCATTAGACCAATGCTTAGGGTTACGAATCTCCCTATACAAATCTGTGGCAGCAAACCTAGTACCAACAATTAACAAAACACCTTCGTCGTCAAGACGAGTAACAACTTCTTTCTGAATCCACTCTAACTGTTTAGCCCATTCATGGGCGTTAGCCCCAGTTACACAGTCATCAAGAATTATCAAGTTAGCACGAGCACCATACACTTGACCACCAATACCAAGAGCCTGAACCGTAGGGTCCTTTTCGGTAGAAGTACGAGACAACGTAATAGCGTTGGCTTTCCAAGAATCAGCATCCTCACGCCACCCACCAGGAGGGGCATAGGTTGCCTGCAACTTAGCCCACATAGGATGAGTCAAACGTTGCTTAATAGAATAAACAAACTCCTGAGCCTTAGTCAGGGTTTTGGAAATAACAATAATACGAGTATTGTCAGGGTCCTTACAAATCTTATAAGTTGAATAATTCACAGTAATGGTAGTTGACTTAGCATGCTCAGGTGGCACGTTAATCAACAACCTTGTAGGGTCAGCAGGTTCATACACCATGCTAGGGTGAAGCCAAGAAGGCTCACGTCCCTCCAACACATCAACCCAATTTTGTTGATGGGGGAAAATACGGCTGTTCAAAAATTTTTCAGAAAATTCAGAAAACTCAATCTGATACTTATCACCAGATAAATCTTTAGAAGCCCCAAGTTCCTTGGCTTCCTCAAGTTTACGAGCAAACCCAGGGTCACGAGACATCCATTGGCGTAGGGTAACAGGTTGACGCCCCACAAGCCCAATCGCTTGCTGAACCCCTACACCCTCAGAAACATACTGAAGGACTAACTTTTTAGCCTCCACAGAATCCGTGGCATTCTGGTGCTCCTTACCCTTTTGGAACCCCATACCTACACCTATCCGTAACTCTAGAATACTACACTCTGTAACAGTACAGAACAGTATATTTAAAGCCCTTAAAGGCTTTAAATATCTATTTACAGTTACAGATGAGGGGATAGTATTTATCCCCTCATATATATACTAATCCGTCCAAAATACAAAAGCGGACAACAATTAACCAAATCGTTATAAAACAAACCAAAAAACAACAAAAACAGACTATCACACCGTAACAAAAAAATAAAGTGGGTGTTTCATATACAGAGTGGAGTCAGATTTAAACACTCTGGGGTCCGTTGCAGACTGCCTGCGACGTACCAGTGTCACATCTGACCACTCCTGTTTGGGACCTCAGTCTGCACTAACAGGACGCCAACCAGTTCTGACTGTTCTGTTGCAGTTGGTAACTTTCTTAACAATCAAACTGGATACCTTTCCGTTGTTCTCGTTTGCTGGGTACCCAAATGGAAAGGTGGTTGGCTGGGCGTTGCTCTGAACGTTTCTGTTGCGTATCGTTCAGACTCGCAAAACGTCCACCTTGGCGTCCTGTTGGGTCAGGCAACTCAACATGCCACCCAACACTTGAAGCCTGCCCAAAGACTGGAACGTTATCGTGTCATGGGCAATCATGTCCACGGTTCCAACTTCGCGTCCTTTGGGCGTTGATACTGGAACAAGGTTTTTTACCATATCAACTCGCTCATAATGCAATTAAGCGTTTGCTTCGTCGTTCCTTTCATAGAGCGAGGTTTCACGTCGAGTGCGTGGCCAATTGCAACGCGTACCTCCTTCGTCGGCAATCGGTGCGTTGAACTGCATGATTTACACCACACCTCTGTCTCGGCTGGTAAAGCATCGCCGAGCCAAAGCGAGGCATGCTGTAAATCACGCAGCCCACACCGCACGCGATTGGCGTTGCGTCATGGCACGCCTCGACAAGATGTGAAAACCTCGCTCTATTAGAAAGGAAACGATGATGCAAACAATTGCATATGAGCGTGTTGAAGTAAAAAACCTTGAGAGTATCAAACGCTCCAAGGACGGCGAAGTTATTGGAACTCGCGGACTGATGATTGTCCGTGACGACGATAACAAGTTCCAATGGTCAGGCTTCTTCGTATGTTGGGGTGGCAATGTTTTCGGAGTTGCCAAAGACACCAACGAGGACGCTACAGGTGGCAATGTTTTGTTTGAGTCTGAAGATGACGCTAACAGAAACAGAGCCGTACGCCCTGCCAACCATCTCTTTACCATTAAGGGATACCACAGCAAACGATTGAACAACAAGAAATGGTATGACCAGTTTGTTGTTCAAGAAGTTGTTGCTTAACAGAACAGATTCAGAACTGCTACTGGCGTCTGTCGGTAGCAGTTACTGATGTCCTACAAAAAGGAGATTGTATGTTAGTTAGTAAAGAGGAATATTGGGATAAATGTATGGACAACGATAAGTTTGATGCTTATTGTTGTATTTGTAGTGGTCCTTGGTTTGTTACTAATTTGAGGGTAGTTTTTTGTTTGATTAGTAATAGACCTGAGTTTGTTTGTAGTAATGGTTGTACTGATGAGTTTGATGAAAGGTTTATTGAGATTGGAGATTATAAGTGAAGAAGTATAACAAGTGCAGTGTATGTAATGCTGATGTGAAGTCTGATTATTGGGGACTTCTTGGACATATATATCCAGATGGTGTAGTGGTATGTGCTGATTGTTTGGAAATTGAATGATGAAAAGTAATTTGAAATGGTTTGCTTGGAGTATGTTATTTGTAGGTTTAATGGTGTTAGCAGATGTAGTTAGTAGGTGGTATTGATATGTGGGTACAAGAAATTATTTGTACTGACAACGATGAGTCTTTCATGTGTGATAGGTGTGGAATCCTACACCCATGGAAGATGTTGGACAACAACTACTGGATTCAAGGGTGGTTGTATGCATGTAAAAGAAAAGGAGAAAACAAATGAGTAATAAAAGTGGTATTGCTATGGCTCAGTTGGATTATGAGGATAGCCAATCCATGCATGAGGTTGAGACTGACCTTGAAGAGGTTATCGCAACCAGCGTGGAAGACAACAGCAAGTGGATGTATGACACATTCCTCATGCGTTGGGTGTGTATTGAGAAACAGTTTGTTGAAACAAGAAGTCATGATAGTCGTGTTCTTGCATCAGATAAATACTATGCAGGTTACAGACTGGAGGACAGTCCAGAGTTTCTTGGT